GAGCAAAGGCATGAAAGAAAACTGCATATGCTGCTTTCTCTAATTGCCATGAAACCCACATCGCATGTTTGAAATGTTGCCAGCGGGTTTCGCCTACTTCCTCTAAATGTAATTTACATTTTTTACTAAACATATTATCTATCGTCCACTACTGTTTTCTTTGATACAGCAGTTACGCTATTTTTCTTTTGTGCAGTAATAGCTTCTTTACCATAAAAGGCTGCAACTATTGCTGCGACCGACACAAAGTATACTGCGGCCATATCACCAAGGATTTCGCCGGCTTGTGTAAGTCCTAACCATATTGCTAAGACAACTGAGAAAGGATATAGCAGCATTCCGAATAATGCAAACCATGCCATGTTTCTCTGTGCGTCTTGTTTCTTGTCTTCATTTTCCATATCACTTCGCATGTCTGCGAGTTCAATCATTCTTTCTTCCATTGCAATCTCTTCATCAGTTATAACGCCATCACCATCACGATCTAAATGTTCCCATTGAGATCCAGGAGGTAGTCTTTTACCAGCGGCCATTTAATTCTCCTTTACCAAGATCCGTTTGCTTTACCAAGAAGATAGATTATTCCAATCATTGCACCAGTTCCTAGTGCTACTACTATGGTTCCAACAATCCATTCGATAATTAGTTGCTTACGCTCTGCAGCTTTATATATCGCTTCTTTCCGTTGTTTGCGCATTTGCGCTTCAATGTTAACTATCTCGTCCCAAGCAGAAGGACCATAAAACAAACTAATATGAGATCTTAATTCTTCTCTCATCTCTTTTGCTTTTTGTTTGTGTCCCCATGTCTCTAACGCGTTTTGCTCTATTTGACTTGCACCAAATACTTTTTTAAACATAGGTGGGTTTTCAGCCTGCCTATGAGCAAAGTCTAAATCCGACATAGCACCTGCCCATTGATTCAGGGTAGATCCCATATCGTGCAAATCCTTACCAACTGCAATAGCCTTCTTGAGACCATTGTATGCTGCTGTAGCACCAGCGATAGCCGTTACCGGATCGATCATCTCGAGTCCTCGTTTTCCATTGTTCCTGAAGGTATTTATAAATAAACTATAATTTAGAGGTACATTATGTTTAAGAAGCCTATAATCATTTCATTGGGATGTTCTTTTAGTGACGCAACTTTTAAATCTCATCTAACAAATATACCAGAAGAAGAAAGAGGTGGTTGGCCAATATGGTCTGATCACATCAAGAATAAGTTAGAAATTCAACATAAGACAAAATATTGGATAATTCATTTCGGAAAATCAGGTAGTGGTAATGAATATGCTTTAAAACATATTACAGAATGTTTTGCAAAATATAAAGACAGAATAAAATTTGTATTATGGGGCGGAACAGAATTCCATAGGTATCATCATGAATTATCTGGCCGAAATTTTAATTTGACTGGAGATATTCGCGCATATCCTAAGTTTTTAGATGATAGACCGCATTGGGGTAACTCACATCAGAAAATGCAAGAAGCTAATGTATACATGGCTATAAATTATGCTGGTCATAAAAGTGGTGTAGAAAGATTAATACATCATGGTTTACAATTATATTGGACTGCCCTGATGCTTTGCCAAAAATATAATGCTACATTATTAGTGACACAATTATTAAGTCCAATATATACCTTAGAAACTTTAAAACCTAATTTTAAAAGAATATTAGAAGATTCTACTAATTCTCCAAATAAAACACCAATAGATTATAAAATTGATAGACCATGGGAAATACGTAAAGGTATGAAAAGTCCTTTTTTTAAAGATCTGCATGAACATAGAAATCATTTTTTTAATCTTCGGTTTGTGCATATAAAAGATTATATAACACCTCCATTTAAAGAAGTAGATCATTGGACAGATTATATTAGAAAAGGTGATAATGCTGGAGAAGGTTATCGTAAAAAATATTTAATTAGGCCACATACTAAAGAAACCATGGCAGATAATTATGACAACAGAAATCAATATGGTCAGAATTTGCAAGTAGATACACATCCAAATGCAGCTGGACATAAAAATATAGCAGATCAATTATGGAAACACTATGAAGCTAATTTTTTATAGAATAAAACTTTTTTTCTTATCAAAGTTTAAAAAAGAAAAAGAAGAAGAATCTCCTATCTTTATATACGAAGAAGATGAGTAAACCTCTTTTATTGTGGTCACATCCGAGATCAGCGAGTAGTCAATATTTAGAAGAGTACTGTAGACATAAAAATATTTTATGCGATAAGACAGAACCACTGCAGCATGATACTTCTCAACTGCACCATCTTATTACAAATAAAGTATCGTTTAAAGTAATGCCGTGTTATTTAAAATATGAGACACGAGATACATTATTAGATTTAGATTATGAACACGTTTTTTTATTTCGTAAAGACATATATAGACAGTATCTTTCTTTTTGTTTTGCGCAATCGACAAATATATTTCATTCTTCACACATTAAAGGTAAAATAAACATAACAACAAAACACCATGCTGATCTTAATATTATTAGAAATTTTTATTATAGTTTAGATCAGGCGTATAAGAAGTCTAAAAACACCCGGCTAATTGAGACCGGCGATGCAATAAGATTTCTTGGTGATATTGGATTTCAAGGCACTGATGAATACTATAAACATTTTGATAACATTAACGTAAAACACGAATTAGAAAAATTTGTAAGAACGTTAGAAATGTATAAAAATTATGATTTGCAAAGCACCATTTAATAATATGTACTTCAATGTGTCTGGCCAAGTTTCTCCTTGTTGGAAACTTCCTGGTTATGTTGACAATTGGTCATATAAACGTAGCATTAAAGATATATGGTTTGGCGAACATTTTAAAAAATATCGCGATGCCTTATCGCAAAATATATTTTTAGATCGTTGTAAAGAGTGCGAAAAAGATATTGCAAATAACGTTTGGCCTTTAGCAAAGGCATATGAAAATTTTCCGGTGCAAAAATATCCAAGCATGATGGAATTAGAATTAAGCAATCGTTGTAATCTTGAATGTATAATGTGCTCACCTATGCTGAGTAGCGGTCTCGCTAAGAAAGCAGGACTACCTTTACTAGAACCATACGATGATACGTTTAGAGAACAACTTAAAGAATTTTATCCTCATCTAAAAGAATTAAGATTTAACGGCGGCGAACCATTTGCACAACAGATCGTATTAGATATTTGTGAAGACGTTGCAAAGATTGCTCCTGATTTACCGATTAGTATTGCAACTAATGGTACAGTAATGAATAAAGTGGTCCGTCATTTAATGGATGTGTGTAATTTAAAAATTAATATAAGCATCGATAGTCTCATTCCAGATAGATATTCAGAGATCAGAGTTAATGGTAACCTCAATAAAGTAATGAAAAATTTTGAGGTATTTAAAGAGTATTGTCACAAACATAAAAGAAACTTATGCATCATGGTAAATCCAATGAGAAATAATTGGGAAGAGATGCCACACTATGTAGATTTTTGTCATAAGCATAACATATATCTTTGGTTCAATACTATTTTATATCCACCTCAATGTGCAATTCATAACTTACCGTCTGATAAATTAGAAATAATTTATAATGAACTCAGTAAAGAAACCAAGAAAAGAAGTGGCTTAAAGAATTTTAAAATACTGAATCATTTAGTCGAGGATCAGATTAAAAACTGGTTATTGGATAGCTATACATGAAGCGATATAAAGATCTTGTAAACAGTAAAAAACTTAAAGTAGCGTTAGATTTATCGACATATTGTAATGCTTCATGTCCGCAATGCCATCGCACTAGCACAGACGGTTTAGGTAAAGTTGAATGGCTACCTTTAATTAAATGGTCACTCGAAGATTTTAAAAGACAGTTTCCTGAAGGAAGTATGAATTCACTTAAGAGGTTTGAGATCTGTGGTACGTGGGGAGATCCCATGATGAGTAAAGATATTGGTAAGATTACAAAATATATTATCGATAACTCAGAGGCCAGTGTACATATTAATACAAACGGCGGTATGCGTACACCAGAGTTTTATGAAGATCTTGGCAACTATTGTGGTAAAAGACTTTTAATTTATTTTGATGTAGATGGTATCACAAATGAGATGCACCAAAAGTATCGTAGAGGTGTAGACCTGCAGACAGTACTAGATAACATGGAAGCGTTGTCAAACACTGATGCAATTACACGAGCGTTTGTGATTCTCTTTAAACACAATCAAGACTTTGTGTATGATATTAAAGACATGTGTAAAATGTATGGTGCAGAATCTGTTTACATTATCAAGTCAGATCGATTTCTTGTAAACGATAAGTTTCAGTTTATTAACGAAGATGGGGAAACTGAAATATTAGAAGAGATAGATAAAAACTTAAATCATATGATTCAGAATCCGTGGATAGATAACGCTTCTAAAAATATGCTAAATAAAATAGGTAAAAAAGATAAGAGCGTAATGACTGCATATAAGGGACCAAATGACAGATAAACCACGTATCAAATGCCAATGGTTAGAAAAAGATCAGGTCCTTGTAAATCCAGATGGTCAAGTGCTTCCGTGCTGCTATCTTGGAAATACAAACTTTTTAAATAAACATGACGAAACTCAGGGGAACTCATGGCGCTTAAATGACGTACTATTAAAGTATTCAAAAAATAAAAAAGACTATAATTTAAATAATAAAACAATGGATGAAATTTTATTATCTGATTGGTTTAATGTAGATCTTCCTAATTCATGGAAGAGTTACGATACAATACCACATGCATGTAGGACATTTTGTGATGGCTTTCAAAAAAATAATGAGACCGAATAACTCGGCTTTTCCAAATAAACATGAAAGTGCACTCGATGCACTTGTTATGCTAAACAGTTCATTCATACCTGAGTTGTATAGTTATAATGACGTAGAGTATGAATGCGAATCTATTGATGGTGAATCATTAGAAGATTATATCTTACGTACTGGCGATTTTAATCGTGGACTTGAGATTCATCAGCAACTAAATACATTCATGCATAAGATGGCAGAGATTGAGCATGATGGACTACGATTATCTGCAGATGATATACACTCAAAAAATATTATTGTAACAGAAAAAAATGCATATATTGTAGATCTCGATCAATTTGGTTGGTATCATCCATTTGTGATATTTAAATTATTACAAACAATGAATGGTAGAATATGTGATACAATTAAGACTTCATTATTAATGCACGAAAGTAAACATATGTTTGAAGCCGGTGTACGTCATGGATTTTGGAATGTAAAGACAAAAGAAGAAATAAAAGAGAAGTATGAAAAGTATAAACATTTAGAGGCTTGGCATGCCACAGAATCATGATGGACAGTTTAAATCTACTTGTAGAAATTTTATAACCTATGATATTATTAAGAAGACATTCTTTTCATTAGTCTATATAGATTTTATGGAAATAGAAGGATACGTAAATATCTATTGTTCAGATTTAAAACAAACGCATATGCATGTACAAGCTTATAATCATTTTTTTAAAAATAATATTAGAGCCAAAATTAATTATAAAAAAATCGAAGGACATGATAGAAATATCATGAAACATCCTAATTTGCCATTTGATGGATATGATTGGTTTAGAAAAAAACTTAAGAGAAAAATTAATAAAAAAGATCATGTATGTACATCTCTCATATCAGTCGATAAGCATGAGAAAGGAATAACTAAAGAACAAAAAGATGCATTGCTCTCTTGCTTTGGCGAAAAGATAATTAACATAGGTGATAGTAGAAATTTTTCTTCTACAAATGAAGTGATAGATAAATTAACTATATTAGCAGAAAGTAAATGTTTCATAGGTTCTTCAACAAGTTATAGTCACATGGCACCAATATTTGATACACCTTCTATACACATGAATTCTTTTTGGCCATACAACGGTGAACGATTATGGACACGTGAATTTTTGTGCGATACAGTCAATGGAACTCCAATAGGATATGTAAAACAATGAGTACAGCAATTGTAATACCAGCTAGAATGGAATCTACACGATTTCCTGGTAAAGCACTAATCGACATGGATGGACGACCTCTAATCCGTAGAATATTCGATATATGTCAATCGTTTGATTATGACACATATGTTCTTACAGATAGTCAAGAGATCGCAGATGTCATTACAAAATTTAATGTGATATGGACAAGTCCTGATTGCACAGATGGAACTGATCGATGTTTATCTGCAATAGGTGATGAACTACACTACGACAAATATATTAATGTGCAAGGAGATACTGCAGATCCTAATATCGCAGTAGTTAAAGCAATAGAAAAAGCACTAGACGATCATTACGTAATTCAGGCGCATAAACCAATGACTGCAACTGGACAAGCAGATCCTACGGTTTGTAAAATGGTTCAAACAAATAATGTTGTACATTGGTTTGTTCGCAGTGCATTGACATATGGTGACTTTGCTTTAGGTTATCATGGTTATACTCCAGAAGCAAAAGAGCGTTGGAATACATTTACACACTATGAAGAAGAAAAGATAGAATCGATCGAAGCTATGAGATGGATTCAAAACAATGATATGCTTAAAACTGTTCGTGTACATGATGACGGTATAGAGATCAATGAACCTAAAGATTACGAGCTCTGGAAAAAAAATTATAAGTGATTGATTTTCAACAAAACTATTTTCGCAAAAAGCTAAATTAACTGTGTACAAATACTTTTAAATAGTGTAGAATGGTTACATCAAATGAGGAGATAACCATGAAAACTTTTACAGTATATCAGCTACAAGGCCCAAACTACAGAGACGCACGTTTTGACTTAGGCTTTGGCGATAATCCAGTAGCTCTTGCTGAAAAACTTTTCAACCAACGTTCTTATCAGTTGGTTGCTGACATCAAAGCAGTTGACCTAAACCATGTTTTTCAAATTGGTAATATTGGTCCTGAAGAAAATATCACACGCATCGGTAAAATGTGTTCTCTTTCAGTCGGCGACGTGATTCAGTGTCAAGAAACCGGCGATTGTTTTCTTATCGCAAACTTTGGCTTTGAACAGCTTTTCGAAAAGGAGGCAGCGTAATGTACACTTTTGACGATAACACTTTTTCTGATCTACACAAGGACGCATATGGTTTCCGTCCTCGTTATCACAGATACTATGAAGCTTCTAATGATGAGAAGCAGAAGATCTGGAATGATCTAGTTGACTATGTAGATCAACAGGAAGCTGATGCTCGTCAGCTTGCTAAAGAAGCAATCATCAGATGGGAAGATCGTGTCGAAGATGTGATCAAGATTGGTGCGGGTGATCGTAAGACAGCTCTTCGTTGGATTACCGGAACTGAGAAGTTTTATCACGAACAGAGTGTTGAGCATTTTGTTTGGGAGCAAGGACTTCTAAGTTCTTTTGCTTATAACTATGGTAAGGCTCTTGTAAAAGAGCTTGTAGACATAGTTGAGTTTGAAGAAATGGAGTGGGTATAATGGAAAAGCATTACAATAACTTTTATGGCGGTAGTAAGGAAGGAATAGAGTTCGATGGAAAAATTTGGGACGATAGGCACGGAGGTCCTTTTGATCGTGGAGGAGCTGATTCGTATTATCGTAGGGGTATTAATCCTCACTTTTTTACAGGTTCAAGTTATCAGTCTCCTATCGTAGAAGAAAGCGAAATGACAAATGAGCAATTGGAAGCATATCACGCAGGTTATAGATACAATGAGAAGCAAGGTGATTTCAAAGAGTGGTGAAATGTTTACAAATGAAATTGAGTGGGAAGAAACTATAACGACCGTTTTAGATGATAGTGGACGTCATGAAGACGTCCAGCTATTTATTGACGATCACGGTGTATTCATCCGTCAATGGAATGAGAAAGCGAAAAAATTTGATTTAATCGAATTGACTCATAAGATGTATCATGAGCTAATAGAAGCAATGAGACATAAAGAAGGCGCTTACGTTACTAGATACAGAAGTGTGTAATATTTTTGTCACACTCTAAAATAAAATATATTTAACTGTGTACATTCCTGTATTTTCGTAGTAGTATAGGATTATAACATAGGAGAAAATATGACTAATCAACAAAAAGCTGATCGTTTAGCACTCATTCAAAAAATCGCTCAAAGACAAAAGCGTGAGAAAGCCACTGCATTACGTATGGCTAAACTCAAAACTCGTTCTAAGTCTTTGGTAAAAAGAGTACCAAAGAAAAAGCGTGATTTTATGGAAATTCCAAAAGAGTCTAATATGTATCAGTGGACTGATGCTAGTAGCTATGCTAAAGAATACTACGGGGAGACCATGTATGAAACGACCAGATTCGACAACGACTGGGATTAATGGAATCGAAGTAGAGTTGATGCTGAATCCAATAAAGGCTCAGCTTGACAAACTCGAGCAAACCACGTCAAACATAAGTATCAAGCTTGATTCCTTGATACATGTTACACTTGCGTGGAATGAAAGTATCGACAATATTAATGAACATCTAAAAGAAAGTATGGGTGTAATTAAAGAACATGTCGGTCTTATTGAAGACTCTGATGTGTTGGTTAACATTGACGATTACATTTTAAAAAGTTCTTATGAAAAGGACGAAAAGGATGATAAGATTTTACATCTAAATCCTGATTTATTTAATGGAGGCGAAAGCAGTGATAAGTGAAATTGAAATGGAGATTGCGGTGAACCGTAGTGAAATGATACAAGAGTTGCATAATCGTGACTGCCAAGTTATCTTTCGCAAAGTTGATGGTACTGAACGTACTATGATTTGTACTCTGAATGAGAGTGTGATTGATAACGGAGATACAGCAAAGCGTGAAGTGAAATCACGTAATGATAATGTTCTTGCTGTATGGGATGTAGAAAATAAGGGATGGCGATCTTTTCGGATCGACTCTGTCATATCTTTTACATAGTATAAATAGATACATGTTTATACCACTAGAATATCTTTTTGCTATTACTACGACAGTTGTAGCATACTTGACGTATCGTCTAGGTAAAAGAGACGATCAAAATTATAGAGATGATATAGTTAACTCAACTATTGATTATCTTATCCAAGAAAATATGGTAAAATGGAAGCGTCACAGTGACGGCGAGATAGAATTATTTCCTCTCGACGAAAAATAACTGTGTACATTTCTGTTTTTTCGTGTTAGAATAGAATTATATTATGAGGAGATATTATGGAACAAGTAAAAAAGATTCGTAAACGTCGTAAGCCAATGTCAGAAGAGCAGCGAGCAGCTGCAGCCGAAAGACTTAAAGTGGCAAGAGAGAAACGTATGAAAGCAAATCCGCCTACATACAAAAATGTACATCCATCAGTCTTAGCAGTTCCTGATGATCAGCCTTTTTCTCTTAAAAACGTGAGACAGTGGATTAAGACACAAAAGGAACTTATGTCTGCTGAGCGTAAAGCCATGAGAGCTGACACAAATAATAAGACAGGTGCTCTTAGTCGATTCTTAAATCATCAAGCATACATCAGAAATCTAGATCGTTACTTACGTGACGGAGATTATGTTGATGACTTTTATGGTGAGTATGGAACATCTAAAATCAAGTGGCGGTGTGCAGTACCTGCTTACGATAACGAAGGACAAATTAAACGGCAACACGGTGTATACTATGATGACATCGGTACCGTTTGGAGCGACTTGGAATGATAGAAGCAAAATTTTTAACTAAATCTAAGTTCAGCGTTCTCATTGAGAATGCTGTTCTTAAAAAGAAAATGTCGTACATGGATGCAGTTCTCGACGTCTGTGATAAACACGACATTGATCCAGAAGATGTAAAGAAATTTATATCTACACCTATTCGAGACAAAATAGAAGCCGAAGCAATGAGGCTTAACTTTCTTCCGAAAGGAAACACGTTACTTTTTGAATAAGGAGAAATCAAATGACAGTAACTCGTGACGAACGTATGGCAAAGTCTGAAGCAGCTCGAACAAGACGAAGAGCGTTGAAAGAAACCCTACTATCAAAGACCGATAGGTTTTTTACGAGAATGAGAAAACTCCGAAAAAAGAAACAAAAGAGTGTACACTAACGCATGTATAGTGTATAATATTACAGTAACATTTCAGCAAATACGAGGTAAATATGTCTTTTGCAAACTTAAAGCGTAATCGCGATAATATTTCTAAATTAATCAAAGCAGCCGAATCAACCGGCGGTGGAGGTGAAAAGAAATCTTATGCTGATGATCGTATGTGGAAACCCACAGTAGATCAAGCCGGTAATGGTTACGCAATACTACGATTCCTTCCAGCCCGTGAAGGAGCCGAACTACCTTGGGCAAGATACTGGGACCATGGTTTTAAAGGACCAACTGGTCAATGGTATATCGAAAAATCTCTTACATCAATCGGACAAAACGATCCAGTCGGTGAGCTAAATTCACGATTATGGAATACTGGTATCGAAGAAGATAAAGAAACAGCGCGTAGACAAAAACGTCGATTGCATTATGTTTCAAATATCTTTGTTGTTTCAGATCCTGGTAATCCTGAGAATGAAGGCAAAGTCTTCATGTATCAGTTCGGTAAGAAAATCCATGATAAGATTAT